AGGAAAAATGGTAAATATGATTAACTCAGGTATTATTGATCCTCTATTAGTTACCAAGAGCGCTCTTCAGAACGCAGCTTCAGTAGCGACAACTATATTATCAACTGATTGTGTAATCAATAATTTAAGAATTGATGAAAGCGATAGGTAGAAATTTAATAATAGAAAAAATAAAAGAAGGAACCACCAAAACAAAAGGTGGTTTACTTCTTGCAGAAAACCAACGTGAAGACATACGTTACACAGAGGCTGATATATTATCGGTTGGTGAACAAGTTGAAGGATTAAAAGAAGGTGATAAAATCTTTTTTGATCGACACGCGGGGCATAAGATAGAAATAGATAAAAAAACATATCACGTTATTAAAGCGCAAGATGTTGTTGTTGTTTTATGAAAAGGCTAGACGCAGATGACATAAAGAATATGAATCTGTTTAAACATTATCGTATAATACGTAAATGGGCTTGCAGAAACAACGACCTTAACGATGCTGATCTAGAGTTATTAATTTACTTAGACTGCATGGATATGTTTACAAAAAAAGATTTCGAAGCTGGTAGTTATTCCTATAGTTGGGATAACCGCCGCTGGAATCGTTTGTTAAAAGAAGGTTGGATAGTTGTTTGGAGAAAAAGAAATAGAACAACTCAAAAGTACCATATATACAAAACATCGTTTAAGTGTAAGCATTTAATCAAGCATATGTATAGAATTATACTAGGTCAAGATGATTTACCAACTAGTAACCACAGAAACAGTATAATGAAGGGTAAGACGTACACTGATAAAGTTCTTATAACTTCTATAAAAAATGTAAACAAAGATAAAGATAGATAATATGTATTCACCAAACAATCAAATAAGCACTATTGATCCTTTAACGGGTCAACCAGCTCAACAAATGACAAACGTACCGCCGGCTCAATCTAATACGCTAGGTAATGCTCAACCAGTTTTTAACGCTCAAGCACAACAAGCCGCTCAAGGTATCTATAATGGGGTTGATCAAAGACAAAACTCAGTGGGAGCAGCTCCTTTATTTAAAAAATGCAATAAAAAATACTAATATGAAAAACATTAAAAACTTAAAAGTAGATCTATCAGGTCAGGTAGGTGAAAACGCTATTTGGGACGGACCATTAAGCAAAGAAGGTTTTCCAATGGGAAAAGGATCTAGCTCTGGTATTTCAGGAATGGAAGTTTCTAAATACCCTTGTAACCACACTCCAGAAACACCTATCACACAGAAGGCAAAAGCTTATAGATAATGAACTTGTCAGATATAAAGCTATATGCTATGAATGCTGGGGCATTAGGAGTGACAACACTAACTCAATTGGAAACGCCTTTGAAGATATTTTTATTAATAATAACAATAGGTTATACAATATCTAAGTGGGTTAACCTTAAAAAAGAAGAGTAATGGCATATAAGCAATCACCATTTTTCATAACAGAAGCAGCTTACGAAGCCTCAAACCAAAAGATGCGTAAAGAAAACCCAGGGATGGGTAAAAGACTCACTAGTGGTACAGATCCTAGAAGAGTTTCATTTGCGTGTAGATTTGCGGGCATGAAAGGAGCTATGAAAGAAGCTAATGGAGAGCCAACTAAAAAAGCTAAAGCTTTAACAAAATGGGGTTTTGGTAGCGTAGAAGCTGCTAGAAACTTTTGTCAAAAAAATAAATCAAAAAAATAAATTATGAGCTTAATTAAAGAAAACACAAGTTCTCCTTTTAGACTAACTTTTCAGTCTTCGCGTGGTGCTCAAGGTGGTGCTTACGAAAACGTACCAACAACTGCCACGTATGGAAGCAATGAAGCTATTGTAGAAGCTATCGCTGGTATTGGAAAAGTTGCTGGAGGATTAGTAGCGCAAAAAATGGCTAAAAAAGACGCGGCTAAGGTTGATAAAAAAGCAAAAATCAACAAGTTTGAGCAAAAGCAAAAAAAAGAAATAGCAAGAAAAATATCTAGCGATAGTGATAATCTTGAAAAAGATGTTAAATCCGGCTTACCTACATCTCAAGAGGATTTTGGACTAGCTGAAATAACACAGCCAAAACTTTCTAATAGAGAAAAAAAAGCTAGAGGAATCTCATTTTAAATAAAACAAATGGCTTTTAAACTAAACAATCCACCTTTCCACATGGACAACACTCCAATATATCGAGTAGATATGGAAAATGGTGTTATGGGAAAAGCTAACAATAATGGTTCTATAACCATAAATAAAGATTTACATCCAGACCAAGTAGAGGGTGTAGTTGCTCACGAAAAAATTCATTTAGAACAAATGGATAGAGGTGATTTAGATTACGACGATAAATACGTATACTGGAAAGGTAAAAAATATTCAAGAGCACAAATGAAAGAAGGTGCTAAAAACTTACCTTGGGAAGCTGAGGCTTATAGAAGAGCATAATGAAGACATCTAAGACAGGTTATTTAAGAAACAGCCCTGATGTTAACAAGCCTCAAAATATTATACAAGGAGGTGATATAACAATGAAAGGAGTCGAGTTTAAAGTACTAGGTACTGACGACCGAGGATATACAAAAATAATGTACCCAGGATATGATTATAAATTTCCTAGCGCGAAATACGTAACAGAAACACCAATTAAAAAATAAACATTTTAAATTATATGTAATTATTATATTATAACAATTAAATTTAATATTATGAAAAAATTACTTATTACATTGTCTTTATTTTTTACAATACTAACATCTAGCGCTCAAAAATCTTTTGAGGGTGTTTGGGTAACGCCTGGATCTACTTACGAAACAGTTATTTTAGTAAGTGATTATGAGGTTTTACAAATTATAAATTACAGTTTTAAAGAACACGCACAACTTGAAGAAAAGATTTTAACACAGACAGATACAACTATGACAACTAAAATTTACAACCAAAAAAACGGTTATAAAATTTTGATGTCGTACACTGTTATAGATGAAAACAAGCTAGAGTGCAAGTTTACAGGAGATTACAATGAAACATTAATAATAAACAGAAAAAACTATAAATAAAAAAACATGGCGTTTAAATTAAGAAGCGCGGATTATAGTCCGCTAAGTAAGTCAGCAGGTGTACCTGTGTCTTTTCAATCTCCACTAAACCAAAAGTCGGAAATAGAAGCTAGAAGAGCAGCTAAAGAAGCAGCAAAAGCAGCAAGAGAAGCTGCGGATAATGAGAAGTACATTGCGAAAGAAGTAGATGTAAAAGGAGGTAGAATGTCTAATAAGACGATAAGAAAAGCCGCTAAATTTATATCAAAAAACGCTACCACGGACTCTAGTCTTGATACGGCTATTCAAGGTGGTCAATACAAAAATAAGACTGGAAATGTGTTTACTAGACTTGCTGGTAAAGATGTCACTAAAAGATCAGGGACCGGATCATACACTACTGTTGGTGATTTAGGTACAGGCGAAGCTCTTAGCGGAAAAGAAAGACGACAATTAAAGAAAGATGTAAAGTCTACTTTAAAAGAAGGTGGAAAAGGAATTACAGTTAAAGGCGGTAAAGTAACAAAAGGAACAACTCAAACAAAAACAATAAGACAAAGCAAAAAGCTATTAGCAGAAAGAGAAGCTAGAAGCGTAAAAAATACTGCTAAAAAAGCTGCTAGCGCTAAAGAAAAAGAAGCTAAGATGTCAGCTAGAAACGCCGCTAAAGAAGTGCGCGCTTCTAAAAAAGCCGCCAACGCTAAATCTTCAGCTGAATCAAAAGCTAAAGCTATAGCGGATAGAAAAGCTAGTAAAGAAGTTAAAGCAGGCACACCTCTACTGCAAGATACAAAAGCTGGTTGGGTAGAGACAGGTAGAACGTCGACTACTAGAAAAGGTAAAAATGAAGCAGGTGTTTCAGGTACTTTTACAGATGTTAATATAACTGAAGGAAGAAAGACTCCTGGTACAAAAACACCAAGAACAAAAAAAGAATTTTCTACAGATCCTACAGAAAAAGCTAAACAAAAACAATGGATAAAAGACAATCCAGAAAAATACATAAAAATTAAAGAAGGTAAAACAACACCGCCTAAAAACGAAACAAGATCAAACCTTAACACAACTTTCGTACCAGATAAACCAAAACCTACACCTACACCTAAACCTACACCTACACCTACACCTAAGAAAAAGAAGCCTTTGGTGTTAGACTCTGGCGGAAGTTCTAAAAGCAAAAGGAAAAAAGGTTTAAATCTAAGCAGTGGTCCATCAAAACGTAAAAACAGAGGAAGTGGACATCCTTGTAAGAGTTGTAATTAATGAAAAAAATAATTCAATGGCTATCAGGTGGCGTTATCAAAGAGATTGGTAACGTCATCGACAAGCTTACTACAACCGAAGAAGAGAGGTTAGAAGTAAAGAAGCAAATACAGCAGATATTAGAAGACGCAGATACTAAAGCTCAATTAGAGGTTAGTAAGCGTTGGGAAGCAGATATGAAGTCTGATAGTTTTTTAAGTAAAAACATTAGACCAATGATCTTAATATATCTGACTGTAATTTTTACGTCTTTAGCTTTTTTTGATGGTAACATTGGTGAGTTTGGACTAGCTAAAGAATATATACCAATATTTCAAACGTTACTAGTAACCGTATACGGAGCCTACTTTGTAGGTCGTACTTGGGAAAAAGCAAAATCAATAACAAACAATTAAATTAAATCAAATGAGTAAAAAAATCACAAAAGAACATTTAGAAAAAATTAATGCAAGCCAAGAAAAGCTAATGAGCTTGATTAATCAAATAGGCGTGTTAGAATCTCAAAAACACAGTTTATTGCATCAAGTTGGAGATGCTAATAAAGAAGTCGAAGACTTTAAACTTGTGTTAGAAAAAGAGTACGGACCTGTTAATATAGACTTAAAGACAGGCGAATATGAGTCTATTGAAGCTGACTCTAAGCTAGAAAAGGCTTAATATGTCATCTGTTGTAAGAAAAATAAGTATTGGTTCTGATTACAAAAATGATGCAATGCATTATTCTGTAGGTCAACAAGTCTATGGAGGTCACGAGATCTCACATATACTTCTTGACGAGTCTGATAACTCTTACAATATTCACATTAAGAAAAACAACGAGGTAATGCCATGGAAGAAATTCAATTCTCACATGGCAATATCTGTTGAATATGATTTGGAGTATTGAAAGGATTATACGACTTTATAGTAGAACCTTTAGGTGAAAAATACAGTAATAAAATAAAAATAGGTGATAAAGAGTTAGTTTTAAACACAAAGATTGAAGACTTCAAGTTTGTAAATAGACTAGCTAAAGTAATAGAAACACCTAAAGCTTTTAACACTGGTATTGATGTTGGTGATATAATTGTTATACACCAAAACGTGTTTAGAGTATTCTATGACATGAAGGGTAATAAGAAAAAAAGTAGGTCTTGGTTCAAAGATGATTTGCATTTTTGCGCAATAGATCAAATCTATTTATATAATAAAGGTGACAAGTGGAGGTCTTTTGGAGACAGATGCTTTATTTCACCCATAAAAGATACAGAATCTCTAACGCTAGATAAAGAGAAGAGTCTTGTTGGTATATTAAAATATGACAATAGCTCCTTAAATGCGCTAGGAATCAACTCAGGAGACTTAGTTGGTTACACGCCAAATGGAGAATGGGAGTTTTTAGTTGACGGCAAGAGATTATACTGTATGAAATCTAATGATATCGTAATTAAATATGAATACCAAGGAAACGAAGTTGAATATAATCCAAGCTGGGCAGAAAGCAGTAGAGGAGTTAATCAAAGTAGCTAAAGAAGCTATTGTTGATTCAGATGACGATATATCAGCTGATAGATTAAAGAATGCTGCAGCTACAAAAAAGCTAGCTATATTCGATGCTTTTGAAATATTAAATAGAATAGAAGCTGAAGAGAATATGTTAAATGAAAAACCAGTAGAAGTAAAAGAAGAGAAATCTTTTAGAGGCTTTGCAGAAGGGAGATCTAAATAATGTACGAGCAAACTTTATATAAAGTATTAGAAGACCACATAAAGCCTAAGGTTCTAAAGAGAATGAATAGGTATAAGAAGTGGGAATATGGGTACAATAAAGAACACGACTTAATAGTTATAAGTAAAACTGGCGAAATAGGTGAGATATATGAGATACAAGATCTTGTTATAGCTTTGCCAAAAGAAAAAGAAATAGTTTCCTTCGAAGGAAACAAATGGTCGCACACTGAATACCCAAAAGAATTAAGTAAAATTAAATCCGTATTTGACTGGGAAGAATACCCGTTAGATTTTAAAGAAAAGTGGTATGATTACATTGATAAAGAATTTACAAGGCGTGAAGAGGGTTTTTGGTTTATTAACAAAGACAAGCCTACTTATATTACTGGCACTAACTATATGTACTTGCAGTGGAGTAAGATTGACGTCGGGCAACCAGACTTTAGGGAATCAAACAGATTATTCTACATATTCTGGGAAGCTTGTAAAGCCGACACGCGTAGCTATGGGATGTGCTACCTTAAGAACAGAAGATCCGGTTTTTCGTTCATGGCAAGCGGGGAGACAGTTAACCAAGCAACAATATCTACAGATGCACGCTTTGGTATACTCTCGAAATCTGGACCCGATGCAAAGAAAATGTTTACTGACAAAGTTGTCCCAATATCAGTCAACTATCCATTTTTCTTTAAACCAATACAAGACGGTATGGATCGCCCAAAAACCGAACTGGCATACAGAGTTCCAGCCTCGAAATTCACAAGGCGTAAACTCGACTCAAACGAGAAGCTACAGGAAATCACCGGCCTCGACACAACGATCGACTGGAAAAACACGGGAGACAACTCGTATGACGGTGAGAAATTAAAACTACTAGTACACGATGAAAGTGGAAAGTGGGAAAGACCTACCAACATATTAAACAATTGGAGGGTTACAAGAACTTGTTTAAGACTAGGTTCAAGAATTATAGGTAAGTGTATGATGGGATCAACATCTAATGCTTTAGATAAAGGAGGAGATAACTTTAAAAAACTTTACAATGATTCAGACGTTACACAAAGAAACGCCAATGGACAGACTCGCTCAGGA